TTAGGATGCTTGAGGAAAGCAATACCCCGGAACTTCCCCGGCGGTGCAAGTACCTTTGGTACTCGTCAATCACTTGTAACGGATGGATGATCCGCATTGTCTATCCAATGTGTCTATGTGTGTCGTTACTCTTTGTAACGTTGTTACTCTTTGTAACGCTGTTATTTATATAATAGTACAGCCATACTTACTAAAAATCAAATGCTTTTTGCAAATACCCGTTATGCACTAAACGCATATCGTAAAAACCATTTGACTTATTTAGAACATAGACAGTATAATAAGTAATGTGTAGGCAACGTCGAGCCTACCTACAATGTGAGCGACGGGGTAAAGCCGTCAAACAAAGGAGAAACTAATGGACGCACTCACTATATGGAGCCTTGTAGGGTTCCTATTCGCAGCATATGCTGTGATAGCAAACGATTCGGTACAAACTCTCGGTACTTGGATGGCATCAAACAATGAGAGATTCAACTATAAAGTATTATGGGGAGCAGCAAGTGCAGTATTACTTGCAACCTTGTGGTATGGTTGGACAGTAAACGGTGGTGACATCAGTTACGGCAGACTAAACAAGATACCCTGGCAAGAGGTACAATGGTATCACGCAATGGCACCAGGCATACTTGTATTACTAACACGATATGGCGTACCTGTATCAACTTCCTTTCTAGTGTTGAGTGCTTTCGCAAGTACTTTTGTGCTAGAAAAGATGTTGATGAAATCAATTATGGGTTACGGTATCGCGGCAATGTTTGCATACTTTGCTTGGTATTTTATTAGCAGATGGATGGACGAAACAGCGCCGGTCAAAGAAGAACACAAAAACTATTGGCGAGTAGCACAATGGATTGCAACAGGAGGCTTATGGTGGACTTGGTTGTCACACGATATGGCGAACATAGCAGTGTTCCTTCCACGTGAAGTGCCGCTGGACTTAATGTTCCTAGTCAGTACAGTATTTGTTATTGGCTTATACTTTATGTTTAGAGAACGAGGCGGCAAGATACAATCGATTGTATTAGAGAAACACAACACACGATATGTGCGTAGTGCTACATTAATTGATGTATTTTATTGGCTATGCTTGTACTTCTTTAAAGAGCTTAACGATATACCTATGTCAACTACTTGGGTGTTTGTTGGTATGCTTGCAGGACGTGAACTTGCTATTGCGAGCTTCACAGGCAAGATGAAGTTTAAGAGTGTGTTTCCTTTGGTAGCACGAGACTTTCAAAAGATGATGATTGGACTAGGTGCATCGGTAGCAATTGTGTTAGCGATACACTATGTATTAGTACCAAACGGATTCTAATATTGGAAAGGCAGGGGTTCGACGGCTCTGCCTTTTCTCTTGACTTATATCAATATGATGTTATAATTACTTGTATGTTACAACTTACTAATAACTGAGAGAAGGATACTTATTGAAAATGAAAATAATCGCTGGTAATGCAACACCCCAACTAGCTCAAGAAATTGCAGATAATACTTTTGCAACCTTAGTTCCATCCAATATAACTACATTTGCAGATGGAGAAATAAGTGTAGAGTTTGAAGATAACATTCGAGGCGAAGATGTGTTTATTATTCAATCAACTGCTACTCCTGTAAACGATAGTTTAATGGAACTATTGATTATGATTGATGCTGCTAAACGTTCAAGTGCTCATCGTATTACAGCAGTTGTTCCCTACTTTGGTTATGCTAGACAAGACCGTAAGAGCGCAAGTCGTACGCCTATTACTGCAAAGCTAGTAGCAGACCTACTAACGACCGCAGGAGCAAACAGAGTGCTTACAATGGATCTACACGCTGGACAGATACAGGGTTTCTTTAATATCCCAGTTGATGATCTAACAAGCCGTTTGGTGTTTGCTAAAGATATCAAACGTACAATTTTTGGCACTAGTGACGATCCAGAAATACAACAACAAGAAACAGTGTTTGTAAGTCCAGACGCCGGCGGAGTTGTTCGTGCTAGAAAGTTTGCAGATATGTTTGGAGGCGATATTGCTATTGTAGACAAGCGTAGACCGGAAGCAGGCAAAAGCGAAGTGATGAACTTGATTGGTGATGTACAAGGTAAACACGCTATTCTAGTTGATGACATTATTGACTCAGGTGGCACACTATGTAATGCAGCCAAAGCTATTATGAATGCAGGTGCATTGTCAGTTCGTGCATATATCACACACGGTGTATTGAGCGGAGAAGCGTGTCAAAAAGTTGAGAAGAGTGTACTTGAAGAGCTTGTAATTACTAATTCAATATCAGACCGCTGCCCTAAAAACTGCAAAAAGACACGACAGATTAGTGTCGCGCCTTTATTTGGTGAAGCTATTCGTCGGGTAACCAACGAGGAGTCAGTCAGCAGTTTATTTGGTTAGAGCGTATGCTTCGAGGTACTTGATGTATTCAATCATTGAGTGATCGGCAAAGCTGTCTACTTTACCTTGCTTTAGGCCCATCCATATGCCGCGCCACTTGTCTTTAACTAGTTGCCATCCAGTTGGATTACGTACCTGTCCATATGCATTAATGTAATGCTGTTCTCCGCAATGTCTAAATCCTAATAAGCGCGGAGGAACAGTTGTAACGATGTCATTATTGTTTCTCCATCTATGGTGAACAGTACCAAAGCTCTTGACATATGTTGGCCAACCTACTCTTGGGCTACCAAATGTATAAAGTTCTATTGGATCATTTAGTTCAACATCACACTCACAGCGATTGGCCATAATAGTTGCCATTGCAGCACCTAAACTATGTCCGCATATCCATAAATTTTTTCCTACATTAACAGTACGACCAATATCTTCACATATCATAGGCCAAAGTTCGTCTACCTCTGCTTTGAAACCTCTGTGTACTCTACTAATTGTTTCAGCTACAACAGGAAATGCTTTTAAGTCTGCACTTATATCGTTAAACTCTGTTGGTTGTGTTCCGCGACACGCTATGACCAAGTCTTCTTTGTTCATAAAGCGATATGCTTGTGCGCCTTCTCTGTCATAAAATTCAACAGTGGTAAATCCTAATTTTTTTACTTGCTTTTTTACGTCTTTGATGTTATCATTGTAAGCTATACTACTTAATTTTGCAAACAATAATGAACGCTCAGGAAAAGACATTTTTGATACTGACATATTACCCTCCAATGTGTTATGTGTTGTGCCTCATTACTATGTATATTTATAGTTTACCTACGCTAAATACAATAACGGAGCATTAAACAATGAAAAAACGTACTAGAAGTATATTAGAAGAATTAAACAATCTGGGCCGTGACCAGGATAACGATCTTCTAATAGAAACTTCCGCAAATAATATTATCGAAAGTGCTATTAATTTACTTAATAGAATTGGTAACACATATGATGAGAACACTGCTGGTGAATTAGAGAGACGTTTCTTGAATAGTATTAAAAGTGGCGATCCACGCAAGTTCAAACGTGGAATTAAAAAAATAATTGAGAGCAAGAAAAATGACCAATAAACTCTTTGAAGGCGGTTCAATGCCGGGCGTAGGCCCAATTCATATAGATGAAATCAATCCTACACTAGATGTATTAGAAAAGCATTTAGGCATAGACTTAAAAAACAATGTTCTTGGCAGCGTTGGTAAGAAAGAGTTTAGTGGCGACATTGATGTCGCAATACAAGTTGATGCAGATAAAATTCCAGAGCTAGTTAAAAAGATTGAAGCGTGTCCTTTGATTATGGATATTGCTAAAAGTTCAGTTATAATGACAAAAGTTAAAATTGAAGGTTATGACGAAAGTAAACAAACAACTAAGCCGCGCACAGGATACGTACAAGTAGACTTTATGCCAGGCGACCCAGAGTGGATGAAAACATACTACCACTCTCCGAGTGACAAAGAGTCTAAGTACAAAGGTGTATTCCGTAATTTAATGATTGCTACTATTGCAGCCATACGCGACAGTAGAGCATCAGGCGAAACAATTGATGATGGCCGTCCAGCAGAAGTAGAACGTTGGATCTTTAGTCCTACAGAAGGGCTTGTAAGAATTAAACGAGTACCAGCACAACGTAAAGATGGTAAAGGGTATACTAAAAAGAACATTGACACACCAATACAAAAGCCAATTAAAAATCCAGATCAAATTGCTAAGGCACTAGGATTAGATGATGCTAAAGATTTAAACAGTTTTGAAAGTTTATTAACAGCAGTAGAAAAGAATTTACCTGCAGACGAAGTAGAAAAAATTAAAACTAGTTTTGCTAAAAACGGAACAGTAAAAGATGTTGGAGTTCCAAGCGAACTTATACAAGCAGAAGGATTGGCAGACAAGCAAATGAATAGAATACTACAACTATCAGGATACAATCGTTATGAGGTTTAACGAATTTAAGACAACACTTAAAGAAGCAGTTAAACTAACTGAAGGTGCTCGTATTGAACACTTAGAAGATTTAGTATTCAGAGAAAATCCGCCTAGTAAAGGAGCCAACCGTGCTTTACAAAGTCTTATCAATATGGAAAAAGGTGGTCACACAGATGTCACCGTTAAGTGGGATGGCAGTCCCGCAGTCATCTTTGGGCGCAATGATGATGGTGACTTTGTATTCACCGACAAGTCAGGATTTACAGCAAAAGGATATGACGGCAAAGCAACGTCAGCAGACGATGTAGAAACAATGCTTAAAAATCGTCCTGGATATACAAAAGACCCAGAAGGTTATAGTGTACTAATTGACAAAATGAAAGGTGCATATACAGCATTTGAAAAAGCAACTCCTAAAGACTATAGAGGATTCTTTAAAGGCGATATGCTTTACTTCAATAAGCCAATGGCAGAAGGCGGCGACTATGTGTTTAAACCAAATATTGTTGAATACAGAGTAAAACAAGATTCAGACTTAGGTAAGAAAATTGGTGCAAGTGCAGCAGGTATTGTTATACACAGAGAAGTAAGTGCAGACGGCGCTGAAGGTCCTTTACAAAATGGCGACATTTTTGAAGGCAATGAAGTATTAGTTGTTCCTCCAGTTACAGTATCAGATGCACCAAGTATAGACGATTCAAGTGTAAAAGAATTAAAAGCAATAATTAGTAAAGATGCTGCTGCAATGGACAGTCTATTAGATATAAACACACTAACACAATTAAAACTAAAGAAACTATCAGAAGTATTTTATTCATATATGAATAGTAAAGTGGACACAGGCTTAGATAATTTAGGCGGAGACTTCTTAGATTGGGTACAAGCACGTAACCAACTAAGTGGAGCAGCAAAGAAAAAGATTGCAGAATATGTAGCAAATAATCAACAAGGTTTCAATGCAC